AAATGGCATATCAGCTCCAACCTGGTCTTTCCATAGTTCAAAATACCGGTGCCATCGCCCCAGTGAAGGCGACCGACGAGGTTTTTGTATATCCTCAGCCCAGCACACTCAATGGTGATGGAGGTAGACCCAATACAATGTTGTATGGAACCGCCCCATACAGAGCGGGTAAGGGTTCTCCAGCACAGTACATAGATACCAGTGATCAGCTCCGTCCCCAAAGTACATCCCGATTTAACAAAAATATTGTTCAGACCTATGAACGTAGACTGTTTCCACTTACCAATATGGAGTGCAAGGTTCCACTCCGAACCATGAGGTACGAACCATCGAGTACCCGAGCCGATGTCCAAAATGGTCTCTTTCAGCAAAGGTACGTTAATAAAAATATTAACAAGAAGTAAGAATGGCTGATCCCATATCGCTCTTGGCTGTAGCAGGTCTTGTGTATGCTGGTAGGAACCTGAGTAAAAGTCCCAAGTCTGAAGCCCCACAGGCGAAGGCCGAAACCGAATTTGTCCCTGAACCAGAAATAAATGTAGAATTTAAAGAGAATGATTTTTTGACCCGAACAGGTATTCCCCATAAGAGGGAAATGGACTCGTTCGCAGATATATCAATGCAACAACGGACTGGTGGTCAGGAAATCCTCAACATGAGGAATCGTATGTATGACCAAGGGCGAATGAACAACCTTTCCCCCGTGGAGAAGCAACTTGTTGGTCCCGGTCTAGGTGTTGACGCAAATGTCCCAGCGACAGGTGGATACCAACAAATGTTCAGGGTGAACCCTGTAAATGTGGGTGAGTACAGACTTACAACTTTACCCGGTCGTGCGGGTCCAGCCGCGGATACCACTGGTGGACGCTCGGCGGTCGTTGGTCAGCTGACTCACAACAAACCAGAGACCACCGCTCACCTTCCAAGCCGTTTACCCACGATGCCCGGACGTGCCCAAGGTATGTCGGGTGTCGTTCCAAGAAACGAACATGAAAAGACCAAGAGAACCACAAACCGTTCCGAGACTGGTCTCCGTACAGATGGACTAGGATTCAATGGTGCTAAACGCTTCGTCTCCGCCCAAACTATGTCCCAGGACCCAACCCGCTTCAGGGGTGACCGCAACGATGAACAGTATATGTACAACAATCAACCAGCCCCGGGTATTTCCAACTTTAGAGGTGCTTACACCAACACAGCTGCGGCTAAGGTTGCGTCGGCGCGATCAAACGAGGAACTCATGAAGTATGGCTTCCGCCCAGAAGACCGACGCGGTAAGGCCAACCGTATGGGTAACGCCGGTCGCATGAACGTCCGTGAGAGTGCTCTCAAGCAGGGTGGACGTCTCACAGCGGTTCGCAGTGATACATCTCGGGTGGATGGTCGTATGAACGCTGCGAATGGTGGGTGGACCCAAACATACCAGCAGAAGCCCTTCCATCAGTTCAACTCGTACAAGGGTAATGCGAACCCCAACACGGCATCCCTAGACATTGCGAAGAGGCAGCTCCAGAACAACCCCCTCGCTCATTCTCTTTCCCATTAGTCTAAATCATTACTGAAAAAAACATTCATTAAAATATTATCCCTATATTTTAATGAAGGTCCATACCTTAGATATAGATAGTAGTGAGAGAGATACAAGTGTGTACCCGAATGCCAATAGCTACGTGATTCATCTCAAAAACCCTATATACGATGTTTCTGAGATTTCCCTCGTATCTGCGCGCATCGCCACCCCCCAATTGATAACGTGTGGTACAAACAAAACCTTCGGTGTAAATGGAAATGTTTTTTCATTGGGGGAAACCAATTACACCAACGGCACCGAATTGGCATCAGATCTTGAAACACTCCTCGCACCACCAGACTCCAATATAAGTAGTGTTGTATTCGACACAGATACAAATGCCCTTACCTTTTCAAATGTAGGGACATCCAACACTTTTACATTTGAATTTTATGATGGAATAAATGGATATTTAAGCAATACATCTCCCATGACAACACCCCACCAGGTGTTAGGCCTGAGTTCCAATAATCACTCCAGTGTCGGTGCATCTCTCACCACTGGTGCTGTGAACATAAGTGGTCCAAACTCTATTATTCTAAAACTCTCATCTGGTTCAGATGAATTTACAAAGACTGTATACTCTTCAACACCATTCTATACAGGGCATATACTTCTAAATGGTTCGGATTTTATAAATATCAGTGGTAGCGATGACTCTATCATACACAGGTTTCACACAGGGGTACAAAAGATTGTTCGAGATATAAAAGTTGAATTTTTCTATATGAGTCATGGACGTCTCATTCCATACGATTTCAGGAATCAAGATCATACTATGAAGTTTAGCATTACATGTTCTACTGACAAGTTAGAAGGTACGGCGAAAGTGCCTGTACCTGAGGTGGAAAAGAAAGAGGTTACACACATAAGCGTTCCCACACTTGAGACTGCTTATGAATGGAAAGAGTATATTTATATTCTGATTATCGTCCTGGTAGGTACCCTCGTACTTACCCTGATGAAACGAAAGCCCAATTAGCGGGTGACCGCGAAGACTGGCTGCGCTGGCTTCGAGACACGGGTCGAAACCATCGAGACAACCTTGTAAACAATCACCGAAAGGAGAGTGGTGAAGAGGGCGGTGAGGGCGTACTGGGAACCACCGTTCTTGGGGACCTTCACGACCTGGGTAATGACCCACCGAACGAAGTCCATCCAGGACATCGCCGCGGCGAAGGAGAAACCCGCGACCACGGAGTTGAGGGACTGAGTCTCAAGCTCAGCCGCGACGAGGGTGACAGTGTCCATAGCGGTATCGATAACGCCAGCCATTGTGTAAGTTTTATACTATAGTTAGGGAAAATTATTCTGGAAGTAAGTCCTCCTTTTCCAATTTTTTGTACTTCGTTTTCCTGAGTGTTTTTGTTTTTGTGAACATCGGTTCATCATCCGAAGATTCACTAGAGCTCGTCTCCAGATCACAAGATTGTAGTTTGTCACCCAAAAATGTCCAAGAATCAGGCTCCCATGTGCTCATTACTATTAAGAGCATTTTTTAACATCTGTTCTGCCGGACTCTGGGGTTCCCAACTGTGCCAACGGTCATAGGCTTCATTCATCTGGATAAATTTGGGGTCACCCCCCGAGTACCTAACAAAGGTGGGGCATTCTTCGTCTGCAACTTCTTCAATCTCGTCCTCATCCTCCGATTCCTCCTCGTCGTACACCTCTGGGAAGATGGAGCCAATCGTCTGACCGACTGTATGCATAGCACAGTATTTGGATGCATATTCCATGTCTTCTGGAAGAATTACGTCTCTTCCACAAGCCTTACAATATTCAGCAGCCAAAATCATACTGTTCTCCATAACGGGCATCATGATGTCAATCATAGTGTTCATGTAATTGGTGGCTTGGGTGTCCCCAGCATCACCGAATCCAGTTTGCATGTTCATCTTTAATGTTTAGTATCAAAAAGAGTTTGTGCAATTCCCTCGTGTACTCTAAGAACGTTATAGCTCTCGGCGTAGACACGAAATTGTCTGCTAAAATCGGGGCACGATGTCAGACTTAGGTTTACAATTTGTTCCTTTACGAGACTGAAATTAATCTGCCCAGTTGGATACCATTCTTCTGGCTGAAGTGCGAAACTGTAGGAATAGAATCGCCTGATAAGTTGGGTCTTCGAATGGTGGATAGCAGCCTGGATAGCCTTTAGGAAAATCACATTCCCGGTGTCCTTAGTAATGATGTCCTGACCATCCAAACTGAGTGTCAGGTAATCCAAGTTTTCATACAGTATATACTTACCATCCTGTGAAACAGAGGTGTTGTCATAGTCGAAAGGTGTCACAAAATTACCAGCACTCACACCATCACCCCTGGTGCCCCGACGTTGGATCACAAAATACAACTCCTTCACTGGATTTACAAAATCCAACTTGAACCTACTCGTATTTACACCCACCCCCATATCAAATATATCTTGTTGAATTTGGGTGATGAGATAGTCCCTCCTCGTTCCCTGAATTTTAAACCTTTCTACACAATCCAGGTGAACAACCTCTGCACATAATTGAAATTCTAGGATTTTAACGTCCTCCTGTAAAGTTTGATAGTCCCCAGTACCCCCCCTTACCACCAAATCTTGGACATTCCTCAATTTGAATTCCACCTCAACCTCCTGTTTGGTGATTGCACACAGGGGTACAGCAAGTTCTGGGTGTTTGTAAAAGTAAAAGGGTATGTCGATGAAAAAGTCCTCAACTTTGCTACCAAGTCCATTATGGGTGATGATCCCCGGATTGGATACGGCGACTGAAGAAGTCCTTAGTGGGTATTTACCAATCAATTGTTCCAATGCGTCCTGCTTCGTTTGGGTGACGTAGTGCTCCGAATAAATTTGAAGATAATCACTCGTGAGACGTTGAACAATTTTCCCACCTATGATGAGGTCTACATACTCAATGAGAGCGTGACCGACAGATTCGATGTATCTCATAATGTTGTCGAGGTTTGGGAGTTTACATTTCAAACTCACCGTCTTCAACAGGTCACCTTGGTTTTGAGAAATTTTGAACCTCACAGTCTTACCAAAATCAACCTGATTCTCTGGATCTAAATCCACGTACTGTTGGGAAAAGTTTGAATGCTTCTTGAAACTTTCCAAAAAATGACTGTAGTCTGGATTGTCTGTGAAGAACTGCTCTTGGGGTCCAGAAGCCAAAAGTTGGACACGACCAGCCATTACTACTATATCTACCTAAAATTTTAATCCAGCTAAACCACTTTCAAACCTCAGAACATTGTAATTAACTGCATATATACGGGTATTATTGTCATCTATAGTATTTATGGGATCTATTTCCATTGTCAACATCTTGTGGGTAATACGACTCATGTTGACCTGCCCAGTTGGATAGTGTACCTCCGGTTTAAGTGAAAATGAATACATTCCAAATGAAGCTGGTCCAAAGTGGTACACACTGTTACTAAAGGGGGAACTCAGGGCAATTATATCTATCTGTGGGGAGTTAAGGTGATGCTTTAGGGGTTGCTCATAACCCAAAAACTTTGTATTCCTATTGAAAACTGTTTCATTGTTGAATTGAAGTTTCACATTTGTTATGGTGTTGTATTCATTTGGGTAATTATTTTGAACAGATTCTTCCGATTGTGAAACAAAGTATAATTCCTTGACCGGGTGTTGAAAGTTTAACATCACAGACTTTTTATTATCCCCAAGTTTCATTTTAAATTGAGATAACTGAAGTTGGGTAATAACATAATCAATTGGTCTCGACATGAGAAATCCTCGCTCTTCCTCAGATAGATATACATAATCAGTGTCTATAGACATCTTCGTAATCTGCCCCGATATGTCATCGTCGTATGATGGTCCATACAATCCTTTACCACCGTAAATCATTTCCCCAATCGAGCGTATTTTGATTCTCACCTCAACAATCTGTTTAGTTAGAGCACATGCAGGTATAGCCAGGGTTGGATTTCTGTAAAAGTAAAATGGGAGATCCAAAAAGTAGGTGTACCCCCCTTGGTAACTCAATATGTTTCCATGACCATTTAGAAAATATAGAGTCTGAGCGATATCATCACTGGTATTATTGAGTTGTTGGTGTATGTATATATATTCACCCGTAAGTCTCTCAATTGGCTGACCCCCAATCAAGAGTTCTGCATATTCAATGAGATGTGTAATCACAGATGGACACCAAACTGTATCGTTGAGTCCGGGAATATCAGGAACTGGATCAGTCAGGTTTATCTTTAGGGTCATATTGCGAATGAGATCCCCCTTATCCACGGGTATTCTACACTCCACAGTACTTCCAAATTGAATATCGCCATCGAATTGGTTTTCTAAAATGTCAATCGAAAACTTAGTGTGCCTCTTGAAATTCATCAGGAAGTATGAAAATTGTGGTTCACCTGTGAGCCATTGGTCCTGGACTCCAGTGGCGGCAAGTCTCAGTCGACCAGACATTCCTACTCTATATGAGTAAAATTTTGTGAAATAAAACGAGACACTACATTAGAATGAACCTTCAATTGAAGAAATTCAAACCTGAAAGTATAACTGACGATCGGGTTTGTGTGTTCATAGGTAAGCGGAATACAGGTAAATCAACCTTAGTAAAAGATATCATGTACCATAAAAAACACCTTCCAGCGGGGATTGTCCTCTCGGGGACGGAGGAGGGTAACCACTTTTACTCCGAATTCATTCCAGATCTCTTCGTGTACGGTGATTATGATAGAGATGCTATAGAGAGGGTCATGGCGAGGCAGAGAAAATTGGTGGGTGCTGGTAAACAAAACTGCGGAGCCTTCATGCTCCTAGATGACTGTATGTACGATTCAAAGTTTTTGAAGGATACCTGTATCCGCCAGTGCTTCATGAATGGAAGGCACTGGAAGATCTTCTTCATGTTGACGATGCAGTACGTGATGGACCTCCCACCAGCACTTCGCGCCAATGTAGACTATGTCTTCATCCTCAGGGAGAACATTATTCAAAATAGAGAAAAATTGTACAAATCCTTCTTTGGTATCTTCCCCTCCTTCGATATGTTTTGTAAGGTGATGGATGCGTGCACAGAAAACTATGAATGTCTCGTGTTAGATAATACTGTGAAATCTAACAGGATTCAGGATTGTGTATTCTGGTACAAGGCAACCCTCAGGAAGAACTTCAGGGTTGGGGGACCGGAGCTCTGGAGACTCCACAAGAAGATGTATAACCCCCGGCACCTTGAGCAGAAGGAGGAGGACGCCAAAAAGGCCACTAAGAAGACAGCCCTAACGATCACGAAGAGGAAATAATTGCGTTTTCATTTTTCTCAAAAAACATAGAGTATAGTTAAATGGCTTCTCCCCAAGTGAATACATTGAATTTGTCTGATAATGGCGATGGTATGGTACCCCTGAACACCAACCCAACTACAACATTCGTGAACAATCACCCTGAAAATAATATCCAGGGAAATAAAGAGACGATGGATTCTACACCAATCAACGACATCATGATGGAACCCCCAATGATGACCGACGAACCCCGAATGCAGGGTATGATGCCCCAAATGACAGCCCCCCAACCACAGGGAAGCTATGCTCCACCTGCAGAGACCAAGGTGGAAAGCAAGAATCCCCTCAATCTCACCGATGATCAAATGACCGCAGCCATCGTCGCAGCGTGCACCGCCCTCGCTATCAGCAAACCAGTCCAAGACAAATTGGCGACCTCTATCCCCAAGTTCCTTAACGAACAAGGGGGTAGAAGTATGGTTGGTCTCGCCTCCACTGGTGTGGTAGCAGCCGTCGTTTTTTACTTTGTGAAGGATTACATAGTTAAGCCTTAACGTTCCCATCCCAGGTTACTGTAGATGGAATTATCAATACCCGCAAAATATGTTATAAGAGCGCCACCGGCGAAAGTCGACATCAACAAGAAGGTTAAAATCTGCTTCTTTTTCCTGTCATCTTGGGTAGATTCCACAGCCGACTTGGACTTGTCCCAAATCCGGTTAATGAAATACATGGATATCATAGATAACATAGTCGTCGCGAAGAAGAAGATACGGTCAACCGCGAGGCGGGGAATCGTGTTCACGATGAGACGGAGAACATTTGGTATAACCATAGTTAACCAGATAAGGTTGAACCAGTATACATTAGTGAATGTTGGTATCAACATCACACCAAATATAGCCAACCAATATGCTATGACTGAAACTAAAACACTCACAGGTGTTTTCATTTAATGTATCCCAAGATTATTTATCCTGAATGTGCTGACCACAGAACTTTGTCTTCTCTGGTATCTTTTCGTATATACCCAACTCCACACACATGTCCCTAAGTTCCGTGTAGTTCTTCCAAAATTCTGGGGAGTGGGAATATTCCTTGACCGTACAGTGAGCCAACTCATGGATGAGTACATGGAAAATCTCATTGGAATTTCCCTTGAGGCACACCACAATCTCACCACCCTTGTTTGTATTGTAGCCCACCGTATCCTTCATACGTGTAAAACCCGTAACCGGTACGTGACGCACCAACATGTGGAACTTTTCATTATTGGTGTCGTCGAGGTGCTCCCTGAGAATACGATACTTCTCCTTGACCTCCTTAAACTCATGGGGTTCATGGGTCTTCTGGAGTATCAGGAAGTTGATGAGTATCAATACGATAAACGCTATCATCTCTTATATACAAAGATAAATTTACTATAGAACTCTGAGATTGGGTTTCCTGT